TGCGCCGGTCGAAGTCGTGCAATTGCCCACAATCGTGCTAGGAGGTGAAGGCACCAGGTTCGTGAGCGGAATCGGAATCGTCGCCCCCACCCCACCCGGCGGCGTGATGTTGCCCGTCACATCGGCATAGGCGCCCGTGCCGACCAAAAGACCGGCGATCAGTGCAATAAGGAACTTCATGCGCTATTCGGCGAAGGAACTTCGCCCGCCGAGCAGTACAGTGAGGTCGTTGAACCGGCCCCAGAAACCACCGCCTGAATGTTCACGGGCGGCAGATAGAACACGCCGCCCCCATTGGCGGTGAGAGTCGTCGCGGTACCGGCCGCCAGCATCGTCAACTCATCCGCCCCCTGATACTTGAGCGTCACGGTTGCACCGCCCCAGGTGCCCACGCAGTCGAACACACCCATGCCGCCAGGCCAAAGCAAGATCGGCCCCGAGGGCTGTGTGCCCTGCTTCGGCGGATACAGTAAATTCAACCATGATTGCTGAGGTTGGTTCTGATTCTGCGGTACGGCAGCGCCGCATAGCAGCGTCAACGCGAGACCAAATAAGACACGTTTCACGTGGAACTCCTCACAACCTTTCCTGGGGGTAGTTTCATCTCGATCGCCTCCATCAAATCGTCCAACGCCTGCGCCTTCGCTTCTCGATACGCCTTGCCCTCACCACGGACCTCAACCCAATACTCTTGGAATCGGTTCGGGCTGTCGGGACGGGTATCGAACATGCTGATACGACTCACCTCGCAGTCAGTCATCGGCGAGTAGCAGCGGAATTCAGAGTAGGTGGGCGCTGTCATGTTGGAGCTTCCTGCGTCTATGTCGGCAAGGTTAAAGCGTTGAAACTTCGCGACTTTTACGCTCATGACCCCATCCATGCTTGACTAGCTTCCGTCGACAACGTGCTGCGCGTCGCATTGCGCTCTTCCTGCTTCGGCCGCGGTGCCTTCACTGGCTCGGCGAACGTGAGTGCCACCGCATCCCATTCGTCTGGGGACCGCTGGCCGCGCTGACGCATGTGTTCCTTGCTCTCCAAGATTAATCGTTGGTCGAGGTCGTATTGATATCCTGGGGCGCAGGCATCGGCCTGCAACGCGTCTTGGTCGGGAATATCGACACCAGCCTCTTGGGTAAGCCACTCACGCGAGGATTCCCATATCTCTGAGCGGCGGTTCTTCGGGCCTGGCTGCTTCGTGCCATCAGGCAAGTATTTGATCGGCTCGCGCGGCGCACCACCGAAGTTCACGCCGATCACGATCTTGTCGTACGGCGCACCCCACGCGACCAAAATGTCGAATGTCCCGGCACCAACCCCGCCCAAGTCAATGAACACCCGCTCCGGCTTGTCCACGTCGATCACTTGCTTGATCCAGTGCGCGCCCGCCACGGTATCCACCTTGTGACGGCTCTCGATCTTCTGCACCTTGCGGCCCTTGCGCCATGCCAGGCTGAACCGGTCATCCCCAAAACGGGCGGGGTCGGCACCAATAACCAGCGGCCCGATGCCTTCCACCTCGTTCTTTCTGGCCCGCACCACGTCCTCCGGTCTGATGAATGAGTCGTGACCGGTGAATTGGAACGCCTCTGTAGCGCTAGCCGGGTATTCCTGCTTGAACAGCGTAGGGTCCTTCAACTCCTGGATCTTCGCCCGACGCCAAGCCATCTGCTCCAAGTCGAGGCCGTACTGACTGGCGTGTTCCGTTTCCTCTTCGTCTAACTGGAATCCGGGCGGCGGGACGCGGCGATACTCCAGCGTCCAGTACCAAGGGATAAAGATCGCCTCGTAATCCCCCACGCCAGCCTCTGCCTGCTGCCAGCGCTCGTGAAACTCTCCCCCCACCCCATTACCGGTGGACTCCAGGATGATCTCCGTTCCTGGGAGGTCTGGGACGGCTTGCACCACGCCCGCGAAGTGATCTCGAGCATTCGCCCAGAACGCAACCTCCGAGCCATCGAAAAGCTGTACGGTCTTGGATCGCCCCACGGCCTTATTGCCGGCGGTGCCGACGCTATAGCCCGAATCTAGGATGTCGAAGTACAACTCTTTGGCGTTCGACGCGCCAGTCTGCGGCTTGAGAGGCGAGTGCTCGTGAAACCTCGCCACCATGTGAAACAGGTTATCCGTCGCGTCCTGCTCGTGCGTCAAAATGAAGGTCTGGACACCGCGAGTCAGCGCAGTGCGGTGGTAGAACCGCGAACTGACGTAGGTGCTGATCGTCGTCTGGCGGCCCTTGACGATGATTGCCCGGACCTTGCCAGTGCGCGCCTTTTGCGCCTCCAGCTGCTCGTGCAGGTACATTTGGGAGCGATTGAATTCTAACGGAATGATCTTTCCGCCCTTGTCCTTGATCTTCAGACACTTGCGAGCGAAGAGAGGTAAGAAGTCACGCAGTTGGCGAACCGCGTCAAGCCGCGACATTAATCGAGCTCGTCGAGCAACTTCTCAATCGTCACTGTTCCGCTATGCTTCACATTGTCAGTGAAAATCCCCAAGTGACGACCCAAATCAACCAAGGCCGCCCGCTTATCGTGGAATTTGATCTTGATACCTTCTTTCGTCTGACTGATCTCAGCAATCGCCGCTGCCGTCGAATCATCTACATCGCTGCTACCAATGAGCGCTACCCCGTTACCGATGAGGACGTTGCCGTCGGCATCCAGCACCGCTACTCCCCGGCCCCACTCAACCGCTTTGCGAATGTCGCTGAACCCGAGTTTGGCAAGTTCGGCCACAATCCGATCCTGCGTCACCTCAGTACGCTTCTCGCGTTTGGCCATCGCTAAAGCAATTGCTTCACTGACCCTACTTCTCGCTACAAGCCTCGGTCCTACCTGATCGGCGTTCTTGGCTTTGTACCCAGCACGGATAGCCGCCTGCGTGGCGTTGAGGTCGATCAGATATTCAGAAATGAATCGCTGTTGCTTGGCAGTCAGTTTGGTTTTGGCCATGTTCCACGCTTTTCATGGCTTAGGTGAGGGTCTGCCCATAGGTCATGGTTCATTCAATTCCCAAGGGAAATCTTTAGCCTGCCGTGCAAGATACCGTCGGCGCATTTCGGCGCACATCGGGCAATTTTCTATTGTACAGCATGGCCATTGGCACTTCGGCGGCTCACAAGATTCGGACGCCATACAAAAACTGCCGCGCGATCGGGCTGACGTAATCTTGGCGCGCCAGCTGGTGCCGCGTGGGCATCACCGCTTCCGCTTTCGCGCAAATCGTGTGAACGCTCGTTTGCGTCAAACCGAAGGCCAAGCCGATCAACTTCAACGTGGCGCCGGTTTTGCGCATTTCCACAATCCGCGCATCCCGCTCCGCGCGCAGAAGCGGCGATTTACGCTTCGGTACGAGTCGACAGCGGCCTTTGATGATTGCCGACAGCGTGCCGGTCGATAAGCCGAATTCCGCTCGCAAGTCGCGATACTTCGCGCCCGCTTGGCGTTTCGCAATGATCCTAGCGTTACGGCTCACTTGGGCTCGAACCACCACGCGATACCGAACCCTACGGCGATCAACACGACCGCTCCGAACCGCACCCAATTGGTGTAGTGCCACAGCACATCTTCCGGTGCCGGTCGATCATCGACTTCGTGCGCCCGCAGCCGCTCAAACTTTCGATCGTCCAACGGTTCGTCGGGCAGCATGGCAACTCCTCGGAGACACCAGAGTAAAAAAAGCCGCTAGATTCCGCGGCTTACAAGGCGATTCGCGAAGGGATATGCGAATCTCAGGGGGAAAAAACTATCAAGCCGCACGCTCCTCTCTAATTTCCTCGATCGCGAATACCTTGCACGTTTCATTCGGCTCATTCGCCGCCGAATTGCGCGCGATGATGACCGCGTTCTCGATGTGCGCGGCTTCAATCACGACATTGACCTTGTATAAATACGTCACCTGGAACTTCATACAACGTTGTCCTCGAGACGAATTGCGCGCTGAGCCTGATGGTTCCGCGCTGCGGAAATGCAGCGCCTGAATTGCTCGATTTCAAGCGCTGTCAGCATGCGAACGCGATACCGCGGATTGTGTGGAAAGGGATGAACGTACTGCGCTCCTGCATACTTTCCTACAGCACCAGGGCGCTTGCGCATTCCTACAGCGGTTTGTTCGGCGTGCGATTCCTACCATCGAGCCCATGCGGGTCGCGGGGAGCTGACGACTCAATCGGGAATTTGCTCTTCGTCGGGCGCGAGCCCGAGCCGACGCTGGTGTCTTGCTTGGCGCTCGATCCTTTGTCTGGTTGGGGCATGCTGGGAACGGGATGAAAGATGCTCATATCGGCATTCCTTGTGGGTGAAAATCGTTTCAGGTGTCGATCATTGAAATCATAGATCAA